TATATACTGTGCTCCCAAGCTAGAGCGGCAGGCGACACGTGCATGTCAAATTTGGTGGCACCCAATCCTATAGCCACCGGGTCCTTGAAACTACGCCATTTCCCACGAGCAATGTTTCCTATTTCATCAACATTAAAGCCCTTCATCACTGTGGGACCATCCCCGTACACGCGACGAATCGCATCATACAACTTGTGCTCAACAGCCTTAATGTACCGACCAAACGATAGATTGTAAGCTGGATCACGAGGTTGGATGCAACGCGGCGCTTTCTCAGGGTTGACTAGCTCCATCTTAACAAAGATGATGGAACGTGCGTCGTTTCTACTCAAACCGATCTGGGTTAACTTTCGCATCGCGTTCTCATATATCGTGCGTCGACGACCAGAGTACGTCTCCAATACTTGATTGAAGGAAAACTTGGTGGTTTCTCGCATGTTATCCAATAACGCTGTTTTGAACTCAGTCAACCGCTCCGCGAACAGACCCTTGTCCACGGGAGGTGGAGCTACGTACTCACTGCCCACTTTGCAATAATACATTCGTGTCAGCAAGGCGCACTCCAATGTGCTGATGTCTGCATTGTTGACGCCCAGGTCGAGGTTACCAGACAACTCCGAAATGGAGTATAACCTACGGGCTTTGACTGTCTCCTTAGCGTGTCGGTTGACGTGCAGTCTGGGGTCACTCAAGTGTGTCGAGTGACTCACACCGTCAACCACGCCAAGGCCCCCTCACACGCCGGCCCGCACGCGACTAGCGCCGCGGCGAGCAAACGGGTTGAAAACCTTTCCAAACAACTCCTTCCATGCGTTCTTGGGTGCGGCATCGGCAACCTCAGCTCGCAATGAGCTAACGCTGACTGACGCCAGGACCTTAGCGCCTAGCAAGTCATTCTCATCCGGAACAAACACACCAGCCACAACCAACTCAATGGCATTGCGGATGTGTGAGGGACGTACACCGTGCTTCATCATGATGTTGTTACCCATGCGACGAACAACCAATAAATTGGCCGCATTAGCAGCAGGGCATCCTAGTCGGTTCTTGATCTCGCTCACCACGGAACCAACGTAATCACGATTGTTGTGCGGTAACCTCCTATGGCGGGCCACCTCGACCACATCCTGACAGACGCGGTAGACACTGGAAGGCCCCTCAACCACAGGCAAGTTTTCCTGCACGTCCTGTTCCTGCTGTGGCGGCGCCTCAACCCGCGCCACCATAGCCTGTTCAGTAAAGTCATTCACCACCTGAGCACATTCGATGGTGCCGATTGTAATCGGCTGACGATAATATTGCCCACCAACAACCAAGTCACACTGGATGTCTCC